TCGGGGCAGGTGTAGTGCCAGCGGTGCTGGGTGGATTCCTGCCAGTGTTCGTGATATACGGTGCCTTCATAATCGGGGGTTCCCGTGAACAGCACCCTGGCCATCCCGGAATCGATGGCTTCCTTCAGGTTCGCCAGTGCCTCGGATGTCCAGTTCTGAACTTCATCAGCAGTTCCATACTGGCCGTGGAACCCCTGGATCGAACGGCCATCACCCCAGGCAGATCTGCCTTCCAGGAAAGATCCGGTTCGGAACTTATTCCGCTTCACGGCCACCCTGGAATCGGCCAGCATTTCTTCCAGGATCGGTGGATCCCCTGCACTGGTTTCCACAGCCCGTGCCACCGTTCGTTTCATATACGAATTTAACTGATCCGAACGGGGAACGGTGTGGATCACATCGTGCATCTGGCGGGTGGTGGGGATCTTCAGTTCGGGGATCGAGGATTGAACCGTTTTCCCCATCCCCCTGGCCATCTTCCAGATGTGGATGCGTTCGGTATCTTCATCCATCACAGCCCGAAGGGGTTCCTGCCAGTATCGGTAATCCCCCGAATAATCCATCTGTTCGCCGTTTATCTTCACCAGGTTTTCCGCCCACTGCACGATGTCACCAGATGCGGCTTCCAGTTCCTCGGTGGGGATCCGTCCATCACCTTCACTTTCACCCTGGGGGCTGGCCGCATCTTCCTCGATGAAACTGGTATCGATCCCACCCGACATCAGCGATCACCCTGTTCCTGATTATCCAGGTAATCACGCCCATCAGCCCGCATCTGGTGTAACTGGTGGGCGATGTCGGCCAGCATCAGGATCGCTGCTTCCTCGATGTTCCCCATCGCCAGTGCAGCGATGGCGATCACAGCAAGCCACACGTGGCCGCTGGCCAGGCTGTTCACTGGTTCTGCCCCACGGCTGGTGCTTTCGGCTTCATCCCCACAGCGGCTGCACAGTGGCACGTTCAGCCACCCCCGTGCTGATCCCCAGCATCCAGGAACGCTTCCAGCATCCCCACTGCATCCGAGGCAGCAGCATCTGCATCAGCCTCGGATTCAGCATCCTGGGCTTCCCCGATCCGGTGGATCGCCGTGTTCAGGAATCGATCCCTACCCTGGCACTGGCGGCAGTTACAGCGATCAGGCACTGTTGGAACCCCCTTTCCGGTATCCACACCCCAGGGTATCGGTGCTGCATCCAGCCAGATCACAGCCCCAGCACAGCCCAGCCCGTGTGGTGTTCCCGACACCGCACCCACAGCAGCCACATCGAGGCATATCAGATCAGCCCCTTCAGCAGCCACCAGCCGAACCGAAGTTTACAGATCGGACAGCGTGGCACGTGTGGCTTCCCCCAGCAGCCCTTAGTGTATCGGGGCCAGTGCATCTTCCCTTCCGCTGTCTCGGGTGTGAAGCCCAGATTCATAGCCAGTCAATTTCCCCATCTTCGATCCAGCAGTGAAGATACATCGGCTGGCCCAGGCCGATGCTGGGCTTCAGCGTGATGTGATCCTTCGGATCCTGATCTGGGTTCTGCCACTTCCACACGGGGTGCTGTTCGAAGTTCGGCTTATCCGGGAACGCTGCCCACGGATGATCATCCTTCCGGTGATCACGGAACGGGAAGGATCCAGCATACCAGCGGCCATCTTCATCACGGCCACCCTGGGGATCCTCGGGATCACGATACAGCAGGTGATCCTTCCCATCGATAGGGACATCCTGGTTCAGTGCGTGATGATCGGCCTGGTTAGCAGCGAATTCCGACATCGTTACTTCCAGCAGGGAATCGTTCCGGTATTTCGCTTCAGTATCCATCACGCATCAGCCCCACAGTCGGGGCAGGTGGTGGAATCCCCACTGAAATCCGGTTCGTTCCGTTCCCCACACGCTGGGCATACGCTGGTGGATAGTCTCTTTTCCTCGATCACCGTGATTTCCACGTTCTTCCCTTCCGAATCGTGAACATCCCAGATCAGGTATCCTTCGATCCACAGCCCGTTCACGACATCTGAATACCACCCAGATTCCACGGTGAACTTCCACTTCCCTTCATCCAGGTGTTCGTATTCCTCGGAAACCACACCAGCCAGTTCCCACGGGTGGGGTGCGTGATCCCGGATCATTTCTTCCTTCCGGGGATCTGGATCCGCCTGCATCTGGGCCACTTCATCAGACATCATCGATCACCTACCATCTGGTTCAGATCCCGTTTCTGTCGCTGGTTCAGTTCCACGTTCACCTGCTGGGCAGACACACCAGGCACACGGCCTGCTGCCTGGGCCTGCTGCTGGGATGCGATGGTGGCATTTCCCCGAAGGTTTTCGGCCACAGCAGCCGTTCCACCACCCACCAGGCAGGCCAGGCCCAGCATCCCAGGCGGGATTTCACACGATGCACACGGGGATCCGTTATACTGGATGCAGGTTCTGCACCGATCCCAGTGATCGATCCAGCCCCACCAGGTGGGCAGCCAGTAATCCACCATCACTGATCACCCAGATATGGTTCGCTGATCCCCATCCCTTCCGAGACATCCCGAAGGGAAGCATCACCACCAGATACAGCGTTATGGGCCTGGTGCATCCCAGCCCCGTGCAGCAGTGACTGAACCATACTGATCGCTGCCTCGGGGATGTGCATCGGTTCTTCGGCTGCTGGCTGGCCTTCCTCGGGGTATCCCGCTTCCAGGCCGTATTCCATCAGCCGATACCCATCTTCCATTTCATCCAGGATGTAGATGCGGCTGGATCCCTCGGTGGGATCGATGGCCGTGATCGCTTCATCCAGATCCACACCATAGTGATCGGCTGCTGTCTCGATGATCGCCTGGTGATCATCCACCCGCATCTGATCCTTCACTTCCTCGGGATAACCCCCATCATCTGCATCAGTCTCGGGTTCTGGCCCCACTTCATCCAGCCGCTGATCGGTGCCTTCCCAGGTGAACTGGGTTACATCGAAGTAATCCTGGCAGGAAGCACAGAACGTTTTCCCGTACTGATCGGGATCCCTGGCGAACGATTCAGCCAGATCCTGCCCCATCGTGGTGGCCCCACCGCACCCATCAGTGTGGATGTAGGTGGATCGCACCGGCTGCACGAATTCCCCTTCATCCGTCGTGGGATGGCGTTCGAACTGGCCATCATCACGCCGATCCCCATAATCGAACCCGTCGTTCGGTTCCTCGGAATCGCTGCCGCCATCAGTGATCAGATCCTGGTGGCATAGGTTCGTGCTGGGATCGCACCCTTCCCGTTCACACGTTTCGCACAGTCGGCCTGCCTTCCGTTCCATCCGATCCCCACAGCAGGGGCAGTCTGTTCCTTTCCCATCCACATCTGCTTCTATTGTTTCGTTCATTTCTGAATCCTGTAAGTGTTCGTTCGTTCAGCACCGATCCGTTCCTTAGTGATCGAACCCGCTGTTCGATTATCTGGGTGATTTCCGTTCATACGTTCCGTTCCACCTGGTAGTGGCAGGAAGCGCACAGTGCCACCAGATTATCCAGGCTGTTCGCTTCCTGGCGTGAATCGAATTCCTTAGCCTTCACCCGGTGATGGATGTGAAGGCCACCACCAGGCGGGAACAGATCCCCTCGATCCCGGTGGGCTTCATCGGATAGGCCACACTGCTGGCACTGGCGATTATCCCGTTCCAGCACCCGCTGCCGGATCGCTTCCCAGGATGTTCCGTAATAGCCAGTGTATCTGTCTTTGTAGCCAGCGTATTCTGGATCAGGATCGGATTCCTGTTCCTCGGGTTCCTCGGTGGCATAGTAATCAGCAGGCAGTGGCACGGTTAATCACCCGACTGAACCAGTGCATCCAGATTATCGTGGCCGCTGGATCCACCCTGATGCTGGGCTGAATTCCCTTCATAGTGCAGGCCCAGCCGGATTTCTCGGAAGAACCCGTTCAGTGCCTGGATGTCCGATTTCTTGAACTGTTCGTGTGGCGTGCCATCATCGGTGTAGGTGGTTCTGGTAAGCCCTTCATCGAACAGATCGGCCAGTATATCGATCCGAAGGACGGCTGCCGCTGCCATCGCCATCGCCTGGCTTTGGTTCAGGGATTTCTGGCGATATTCGACGAATCGGTGTTTGAATTCATCCTGCTGCCGTTCATCCATCACTTCCAGCAGGCGTTCGGCTGTCATATGCAGCCCGTGCTTCATCGCATTTGTGTTCCCCTCGGGTGGGCCACCGCCTGGGTTATCCAGTGCGTGATCGTTCCCTTCAGGCGCACCACGGCCATCGTTCACCGATTCAGGCCCTTCCTCGGGTTCCTCGGTGTGTGTCTCGATCCAGCACCGTGATCCCTCGGTGGGCGGGTTCTGGCAGGGGCCATTTTGCCCCGGATAACCGCACACATCGGTATCATCGGCTGTTCCACCAGTTCCCATACAGAATTAGTGTTCGTTCCAGATATATAGGGAAGCATCACGCTGGTTTCGAATAGGGAAGGACATCGGGGCAGGATAGGCGCCTGCTGAACGTGGCTGGCCACGTGGCAGGCGGGGTCGAGGCAGGCCGGTGGATGGGGCCTGTTCGGAAGGAAGGGCTTCAGCGGCTGCTGTGGGCTGTGAACAGATGGTGGCCACGTGGGGGGGATCAAACCCGTGGGCCAGGTGGAACGGTTAAGTTCGTATGGGAACGGTGCTGGATCTGGATGCAGATTCCCAGGGGCTGCTGATGCAGCGTGATCACCCACGGGGTTCTGATCCTTAGTTACCCACCTGCTAAAGATCCGGTATGCAGTGGTTACGGGGCTTAATGGCTGCATAAACGACGGAAAGCCCCCAGCGGTTTCGCCAGGTTAGTGCCTGGTTAATCCCGCTGGGGGAAGTGTGTGCGTGTTCCTCGGTGAAACGGTGTTCGTGATCAGGCGGGTGTGATCCCGCTGTTCGATGTCTCGATACGTTCGGCCTGTTCCTCGATGATCAGCATCAGGATCTGCTGGCCGGTGATCAGGCAGTCTTTCGTGCAGTATAGGTTCCCGAAGCGATCACCCAGCCGATCTGCACCGCTGGGGATTTCCTGTTCGCACTGGCAGCAGCGTGCTTTCATCCAGTCGGCTTCCCCGTGCAGATCCAGGGGACAGTGCCAGGGATGGATGTGCCTGGGCTGGCCACAGTTCGAACAGGTGGGTGGATCCTCGGTGAACATCTTACCAGCCGATCACGGTGATCGGTGTATCCCCATCGATTTCTGCATCAGGGTAGTATTCAGCCAGTTCCTCGATCAGTTCATCCAGGCTGTCGTATTCCCGGTGCTGGTTTCCGAACTTCCAGTGGGGGATCCACTGGGCAGGCACCTGGGCGTTCAGCCTGCACATCGCTGATGTGATCACCTGGCGATCACCATCCACCAGTTTCAGGAACTGGCCAGGGTGGGGATCGTATCCTGGATCCAGCCGAAGGGTGAAGCGTTTCTGCCCTTTCTCGATGGCTTCCCGGTGCCTCGGGTGGAAGGGGATCTGGATCATCCTACCAGCACCCACCAGGGGCAGGAATCGCACTGCTGTTTGTAACTGCCACCAGGCATCAGGCTGGATGATACTTCACCATCACAGTCGGGATCGGGGCAGCCTTCATCTGCCTTCGGTTTGAACCTGCCTCGATCATCACGCACCTGGAACCGATGGTTCCCGTTCGTAACTCGGGGCATTATGTCACCCGGTGATGGCCTTCCTTCGGGGAATAGATTTCACCCTTCTTTCGAAGTTCCTGGATGTGGTGTTCCACGGTATCTGGATCAGTTCCAGTGGCTTCCACCACGTGCTGCACCACTGCCCCGTGTGGGGCCAGATCATCTTCACGCTGTTCCTCGATGTCGTTTATCGCTGCTTTGATTTCGCTTATCCGTTCCATTTGTGTGGGATCTGCATCTGCATCGCTTTCTGTCTCGGAATCCTGATCCACTGGATCCCGTTCGATACGCTGAACCTCGATGTCGGTGAACACCACAGACTGGCCCAGGCTGGTGCGTGCTGCATCATCAGGCCGAAGGCTGTGATCGATGGGGTGCCAGTTCCCGATCAGTTCATCCACGGCTTCAGCGGCCAGTGGCCGGTGGAAGTAAACGTGGAATTCCTCGGTGCGGGGTTCGTGAACTACAAAGATATAGCCACCACCGTGTTCCAGCAGGGTTTCGTGTGCGTAATCCCAGATCTGGAACCGGCCACGGGATCCGTTCCCGTTATATCGCACCTGGCAGGATTTTATTTCGATGGGCGTTCCTGTTCGTGGATCCACTGCATCGTGGGCTGATTCTGGGCAGATGTCGGGATCCCGATCTTCCAGATCATAGTGATCCTTCACCCAGGATTCCGCATCGTTCCCGTTCTGCTTCGAACCAGTCTGCCGTTCCCCAGGGTATTCCTCGGGATCGAAGCCCACCTGCTGCTGGGAATCTGCATCTGCCATCAAAATATCACCCTGCCTCGATGGGGATCTGGCCAGGAACACCCTGGCTTCCCCGTTCCCTACGTGCCTGGCCTTTACAACCTGGCCGAAGCAGCCAGCCCAGGAAGGCCGTTCCCAGTCGGATCCTACACTGTCCGTGCTGGGCGTTCACCTGGTGGAAGTAGAATCGATACCTTCCCGCGTTCCGACAGCCGCGTTCTGGTGATCTATCCGAGGGTTCTTCACCCCCGTTAGGCAGTTTGGGTGGGTAACTGGCACTTTCATCACTATACGCTATGTGATGGTGTGCCATACACTATGAATCACCATCACGCTGGTTTTCCGATACTTTGATCATCGCTTCGAATTTCCAGAACACCGGATCCCCTGCCTCGGGATCGTGGGTGATCATCGGTGCATCGGGGCAGCACACCAGCAGTTCGGATGCGTGATCCGTGCTGGTTTCATCGATCTGGTTCAGTTTCCGCTGGATCGCATCCGGGTGTTCGATCCAGTCACCCACTGCATCGATGTTCCCGATGTAGTGATCTGGGTGTTCGGATCCCTCGATGTATGCCATCGAGACAGTGAAGCCCATCTGATCCAGTTCGGCCACTGCATCGGCCAGTGCGTGCAGTGCCTCGGGATCGATCCGTTCCGGGGGTTCAGCCATCGATGTGATCCCCCCGTTCGGTGGTGGTATAATCGTGGATGGTGGCCACATCATCCCCGAGGGAAAGGATAAGATCGCACCCTGGGCAGCGTGCAGCCACCACGCTGTGGCCGTGGCCGATCAGGATCATCCGGGTGGCACACCTGGGGCAGTCACCACCCTGATCCCCTGGCCTAACCATCGGGGATTACCGAAGGCCATCCAGGAATTCCATCAGTGCTTCCCGTTCCTCGGAATCCTTCGGGATGTCCACCTGGAAGGACAGTTCGATTTCTGCCGTATCCCGAT